ATTAGAAGACATGTTTATGAAAACTGGTTTTGGTGAATCTTCGGGAGCGTATGAAGAATCTCAGCAGAACGCTCTTATGGATATTCTTCTTCCAGTTCTTGAGAGAAGTATGATTCTTGCCGCAGAATACTCAAAAGCGTGTGGTCGTGATACAGTACTTGGTGAAGATATGGAATACGCCATCAAGTACTGTGTAATGTATACAGTCGGTCAAAACATTGGTTCGATTTGTCCAGAAGTGTATGATGAAGAATCATCCGACGAAGAGGATCTCGAAGAAGTTGAACCAGGAGAATGTCCACCCTTTGAGCGTTACACGGGTGAAGATCCCACTTTTAGACAGATAAATGAAGCCTATGATCGCTGGGAGCAGTGGGTGCCTCAGAGTCCGATAGAAGAGATGTTAAAAAATGCCATTAATAGTAATGAGTACATCGGAGCCTGAGGGTTGGACAATTTCTGAATATAAGTCATTCAAAGCTACAGGAGATGACGAAAGTAGTACCGATGGAGATTCCGAGGACGAAGAACAAATTTTTGCAAAATCATCAGTTGTCAGGAAACCCAAATATAAAAAGATTGTTCAGAAGGAGGAGTTACTCCCAGAGTAAAAATTTTCCCCGTGTATAGTATAAAACTCTCACCATGGCTGACATGACTGCTCAAGCGCTCAAGACTGTTAACCTTGTTACTCAAGAATTGGAAACCCAATCCCTCAACGCCATTGTTGCGGGCTTCAGCTTCGCTGCGGCGATGAGCTGGATGGACTTGGTCCGTTGGGTCATCCAACAGGTCATCAAGGTGCCAAAGAACGGCGGTACCCAGTACACTCTCACTGCGATCCTCACCACCTTGTTGTCCATTGCGGTCTACATGGTCATCTCTAACATCTCCACTCGCGTCTCCAAGCCAGCGCAACCAGTCTTCGCGATTACTCGCTAAGTTTTGGGCGTCGTCGCATCAAAGTCAGGAGAACAATACCAACAAAGATAATAAGTCCAATGGAAACGTATTCCATTTTCCACTTATAAACATCTTCTACCACCCCAGGGATGTTTATTTCTGGTTCGTCTTTGACAGCCTCTTCTGGAACTTTTGGTAGACCCTCTAATTTGTCCGTAGAACCTGTAATTTCAAACTTTAATATATGATCCTGATTCCTAAAATCATATGGAATAAGACGCCCATGACTCATATAGAAGAACTCTAACTTGATGTATTTGATGTACTTTTGTGGTCCTTTATAGAATTCGTGTGTAAGTGGATCATCTGCGTGGTGGTAATTCAAATAATCAGTACCATTCATTAGGATATGACCTGTGTAAAATGGTGTTGTTGAATATACAGTTTTTGTGAATTCATCGGAACCCGATGTCATACGAAGAATGAGGGAATTGGGGCCTTCCAAATTGATAGCCCCAGAAATCACAGTGTCACTAACCGTGGGATTTTTTGAAGAAAACCCCATAACCTGGTGAGGTGTTGTCGCGTATGTGTTACTGAGATACCCATTTGTACCATCAAAAAACTTAAATGTGAATGTGTTACTAGCTTCTGTATTTGAAAATGTAAGAGCTTGTGTGTCGGAATCAAACACGACAGAGTCTATGCACGTGAGTGGAGGTTGCATCTTAGTATCCAAATCAGAAGCCAAGGCGGTTCCATTTGTATAGTTTGTCTCGTCGAGAGTAACTTCAATTGTATCATCTGGAGCACCCGAATCGTAAATACTAAATGTCTTATTTGTAGCACACGTCGTCAATTGCGGTGTAGGTATGCGTGCAGATATCAATTTAACCTGTGTAACATCATAAATAGGTTCCCTGAGAGTCACAATATAGTTATTAGCATAGGAATATACATTTGTATCTCTCTCACCTGAATCTATGTCAAGGGTATGAACCTTCATTAAAATATAGGCACAATATTTTAATGATTGTTTTTGTCTATAATTTGCTATTGAACACCTAATAAATGTGGTGAGCCAATGGGTTGTTCTGAAGCTGTCTCTTCGCGATGTCCAAGCTTCGTGAATTGGGATTCTCGTTACCCTTGTACGCATTAAATTGGTGGAATGGCTTTTGTTGGTAGTTCTGAGTCCATCCACCATCCGCGGTACCAAAACGACCGTCAATGCGAGAAGTATCGGCACGAACCGCGGTGAGGCGACCACCTTGCTTGAGGGCGGACTCCCGCACATTCATGCGGCCTGGGTTACCCATACGATTCGCCTTACCACGCCTGTCCTCTGGGCGGAAACCATACTTCATCAATTCTTCGTTATTCTTTGTAGTAATTTGAGCAGCCGCACTCGTCGCATAGGCGCCACTGAAGTTGGTGATGCCTGGAGCCGCGTGACTCGCGTACGCAAATTGTACATCGTTACGATCACTCTTGAAGCGAGTTGGATCTTGTGGCATGGTTTGGGCTGGAACAAAACGCTTCGCGGCGTTGTAACCAAGTCCATCGGCGCGAAGACCAGTCTCGGATCGGTTCGTGATTCGCATTGTCTTTTGATGACTCGCACGTGGCACGGCACCTGACATACCTTGGGCTCGTCCCGCCATTGTTGGGAGACGAGATGGAAGATGCGCAGTCGTTTCCGGTTTGTTGTGAGTCAACTGACCAACAACCGCTGCACGACCACCTGTGATATCAGCGGCTGGACCGGATCGTCCTGGAAGTGTTGTGAGTCTGTACTCGCCAACATTAATTGGATTCACACGGAACAACTGCTGGTAACCACCTTGAGCCGGTGTATCAGCACCAATACCAAGACCAGGGCCAACCATTTGCTTTTCAATTGGAGAGAGGTTGTTCATACGACCGGTATCATACATACGATTTCTCATATTAAGGATCTCTTGACCACCACTTCTCTGTTGACGACCAATATCAGCAAAACTCGCCATCTCCATCTTTTGGGGAATTTCAACACGTGGTTCAAACTCTCTTTCTACAATCTCCCGAACTTCTTCATCGTCGTTATAAATAAGTGGCGGCTCTTCAACAACTGGTTGTGGTTGTGGTTGTGGTTGCGGTTTGTTACTCAAAGTTCGCCCAGCGAAAATCAAACCAGCAATAGCTGCAAGTGAAATGGGATCGGCCATTCTTATTTTTTAGTAACATTTTTATTAGCGTATCTTTGTTGAAAAAGTCCGTTCTGGAGTTCTGCACGAGTACTCGTTGGCTCATAACTCATAGTACGAAGAGGAACTTTACATTCCATATTTGTGAGTGGGAAGAGGTTACGTTCATATGTTGGTACTATTACTTTACCGAAACGTGTCGTTGATTGTGGACGAAGTTGGTCACTCACATCAATGTACTGAGATGGAGAACCTTTGCCTCCCATGTATGGGGCTGTACCGTACAACATAGTATTTGGACGGCATGCACCACAGTTAATGGAACTGGGCTGGGGGTACACAAAGACTTCTTCATTCGCTTTCACTGATGGGAGAGCACCCGAATTCTGAACGATCGCAAGACCAGGCTGAAGTTGGTATGCCATTTATTATTACATGAGAATATTTATAATCTAAGCTGGAGCAAATCCATGTCCCCGATGAGAAACTCGGCTATCTCCAGCTGGATCGAGACCGGCAAATGCCTCGAGCTGAACACCGCGTGCATTTGGATTGCACATTTGTGGGTTATTTCGGCAAAGATCACCGTTTTTGGGGCCATAGCACCATTCGGCAAATGCGGTCTGGTCGCCTGGTATCTTTGAAACTGGGGTGGTCACAAATTGACGAGCAGCGGCATTACGCTGGTACTTTGGAAGGGCTGAACGGGAACGTCCCGCATCATACGGAATACGATCGTCAAGATAGTTTTTGACACTTTGTTTAACGTCTGCGTAGTAGCACGCTTCGAGACGATTTGGTGCGTCTGTATAGTCGGTCATAAGGACGTTACCCATTGGATTTTCCTGGGTTGGCAGTTGGCAACCACTATTAATATTTAGACTATAACCCTCCTTAACCATTTTTGATTTATACATAATATAAAGAACACTCAGAACAGTGACACCAAGGACAAATATCCTTGGATCACGCCGTGTAATGTAAATAATGCAGCACGCATAAATTATGAAACGCGAAGCCGCATTGATTCTTTCTTCTGGAGTCTGATCCTGGTTTGGCCAGAACTGGGTAACCTGGTCAGATCTAATGAGTTGTTGGGGATCTTCAAACCAAGCCTTCATTTAGTATAACATGAGGTTTATTTTTTAGCCATACCTCCAAGCATACTACCCATCATCTTCATGAGTGCATCTTGGTCAATCTCACCACCCTCGGTCTGCATCTTGTCAGCACAATCCTTCGCAATACCTTCAATAAGATTGAGAGTGTCGGCTGGAATGGCGGTAATGGTAGTACCAAGCATGTAAAGAGTCTGAAGGTACTGCCACGTCGCAGCCTTTGTGTTTGGACTCATACGATCCCAGTAGCTCTTGATGTTGAGATCCTTAAGAAGATCAATCTTTTCAATCTCTTCAAGAATGAACTTCTCGTCTTTGGCTGAGATCTTGTCAGCATATGGAGTAACACCCTTCATAAATCCATCAACGACGAGGCGTGGGTTCGTCTTCTTGAGCATCTCAAAGGATGTGGTCATCTTCTTGATTCCGGTTTCATCTGGAAAAGTCTTGTGCAATTCCACAAGAAATTGGGAAAGCATGTCATTAAACGCAGTGACAGACGCCATTTTCTTATTCGTAGGGTTAAATCTTTAAGTTTAGAAAGGTTCATTTGAGATAGCCTCTCTCTGACCAAGGCCATTCGCAACAATGAAATAGACGAGGATCGC